AAAGAGATACCAAACCAAGCTGATTGTGCCGCACCACTTATTCCAGTAGTACACACATCTTGGTTATTTATTATTACATTCGGTGCTGAGGCAGTACTTGGCGTTCTATCAACGGTCGTTGTCCCGGTGACTGTCGAACTACTAACTGTATTACTATCTGCTCCATATGATGATGTTATTAATATATTAGTCAACAAAAACATAACAAGTGAAATAATAAATTTCACTTTGGTTTACTCCTTATAGTTAAGCGTACCTCTCTTTTGAATAATTCTTTTCTCTGTTATAATCATATCCATCTTGATATCATACTCATTAAGTTTCAATTTCCACTTATGAGATAACACTTGATAATCATATGCTATAGCTATGATACATGAGGTCTTTGGTAACTGGTCAAGAAATCTATCATAATATCCCCCACCTCTACCATATCTTGCACGGTTTTCATCAAAGACTACTCCTGGGACAATAACCAAATCAACATCCAACATATTCTCTTTTGGTTCTGGTGTTGGATAATATATCATCTTATCAGAACGAAGCTCAGCATCATGTACTAATAACTTAGTCGAAACCTCATTACCTGTACTCTTATATATATTTATATTTCCCGCTGATCCCCATTCATGTGTACTACATACAGTTTTCTGTATTTTCTCAGATAACTCCAAAGCTTCGTCTGGACACATCCGATTTCTCCGATATGTCATAACATTACGCCAAAGTAATTTAAGAGCAAACATTATTTTCTAGGCTCTATTTTATATGGACATTCACTTTCAATTTTTCTTAAAGATGGTCTTTTATATGGAAGAATTGGTAAAATACCAATAAGCACCATTAAAAATATTGCAAGAAAAAATTCCATCATGTATGTACCAGTTTTAAGGGAACGCACCCTAAGTTAAAATCATCAGGAACTTTCATTCCTTGCTCTTTTAAATCTTTAAAAAATTGTTCATGTCGTTGTACACATTCAAACTTACTGTCAAACATCTCCATTATGTATGATTGTTTTACTTCAGGTGGAGATATTTGTATATTTAAAATAATGACCATGAGTAACCATGTCATCAGATACACCTCCTGTGATGAATTGTTTTTTACTTGGCAATCCAAGTTAATTCCCATTGCCTGTTTCGCGACATCCATCATTTAAACTCCAATGTGGGACCTATATCTTGACCATCCCACTCTTCTTTTTTCAATAAAGTACCAACCAGATTTGTCAATCGTTCAATCTCAACTCTTTGACCACTAATAGCTGTTTCTTTCACCTGTAATTGGCTTTCTAAAATAGCTATTCTTGTTTGTAATTGAGATACTTCGTTGTAATCGGTCATTCTACCCCCTATTGTTATATACTATTATACTACAAAAGAATGTAAAATATAAGGAAGAGTTATCCCCCTGCATGTACGTTTAAAGAACCAGTCATAACTGCTGTACAACTAGCTATTCTATCATATATTCGTCCTGCACCTCTACCATTAACTCTAACAGTAAATGAACCAACTGCTATTGGTGCCGCATGTATACAACAACAAACGGGACAATAACATGGTAATAAATGAGGTGTATTAAAATCAGCTTGGCGAGACCATCCTCTACCATTCACAAATACATCCCAGCTACACCCCAATCGCATTGGAAAACCTATACAATGAACAAAATCTAAATCTCCAAATCTTGCAGCCAAACGACCAAATCCTCCAACAACACCGTCCCATTCATGTCCTGAATCATCAGAAAAACCAACACCTGTATCTACTGGATTCATATGTGCCATTAATTTATCTCCCCAGCATGAAATTGTGCAATTATTTCGTTAAGAGTAGCTGTTCCAAAAACATCAGTATACATATAAGCAAAGAAAGGATCTTGTATATGTCCAGATATACCATATGCTTTCATTATTGAATTTAACTTATGTTGACATTCATCATAATATGCCATATCGTCAACAATATGAGTAGTCAACGCTGCTTTATGCGTAGTAATAAGAGGAGCATTATAAAGCAATACAGGAACAGCAAGAGGAGCAACTTTTGGAGCTACAATTGAATTATTCCAAATTGCATCTTCTCCAACAGCACCAGCTACATATGGTTTATTTACACCAGCTGATATACCTAGAGGACCATAAGTTCCAGCAGATAATGGATCAGTATCTAAATGTGTTTGTGCATCTGCAATAGTAACATCTCCTGTGAATAATGATCCAAACAATCCCAATAGATGATTAATCATTTCAAAAGTGGTTTCTAGATCATCTAATGTGCCATCAGCTCTGTAAAACGGGAAATGTCCAGCATCTACTGTTATAGTATCTAATACACCATCCGCTCTGTAAAATTGAAACAAAGTACTTCCTCCAGCGAGATTACCACTGACATCTAATGTACCATCAGCTTTATAAAACGGAAACTGAACATCTCCAATTCCGAATCTATGCTCAATTTGTATTAAACCCATACCTACACCCATTAAACCAGGGTTATTTGGTTTAATTATATCTTGTGGAGGAGCATCATCTATACCAGATAACAATTCCATATGTAACTTAAAATTGTCAACATCAATTACAGTAACATAATCTTTAAGTTCTTGTAAATTATTATGTGTTAATAAACAAGCTTGATAATAAGTATTAACAGTACTAGCCACAGCTGACATATCAACACTTGTATATCCAGCTACACTAGCATTAGTTGCGTCAATCCACCCTTGTGGTAAATTTGCACCACCACCAACAGCGTATGCAGTAAATGCATTATAATCTGTTAGACTTGCAGACATCTCTGTTGCTAATAATGCTTGAACAACATCTATACGAGCTAACATTGTAGCAATATCATCCGCTAACGGATTGAAATATGCCATATCGGTTAATAAAAACCCGTATATATTTTTTATATGCTGTAATTCTGCTCCAAAACTATTTGGATCAAAGTTTGGTGTTGGATATTCAGTACTCCAAGGAATTGGCATACTATTAAACCTCCGTTAATATAGAAATATTATCCATCATTTCTCTTTGTAACATCTTTTTTGTTCTCAATATTTGTGAACCATCTGGTAAGCTTTGTATTATATCGCCCATACCACTAACAGATGGCATTATATTTTTTTGTAAATTAGATATTGTATTACCTATTTCCATAGTATTAAGTGCTCGTGGTAAACCGGTTGTTACATCATTAAATGCACTTGTCAAGTTAGTTGCAGAACTTGTCATGTCAGCAACATTGATACCACCAGCAATTTGACTAGTCAAATCACCCATACCACTAGTAAGTTGACTTGTTATACCTCCAAGACCACTAGTAAAACCTCCAATACCACTAGATATATCTCCAAGACCCGTAGTAAATTCACCCAAACCAAAACCAATGTCAACATTATTATCAAGAGCACTAAATAAACCACTTGTTGCTTCTTGCATGAATGTAGTATCTATTGCAAGATCAGTCTTACCTATTCCTAATACTGAACTAGCTAATGATTGTAAATCACCCGCACCATCTGTAAAAACATTCGGTATACTAATACTACACGGATCAAATGATCCAGATAATGAAAAAACAGAATTAGTAATATCATTTAAATCAATATTAGCAAACCCTGATAAATTAGTAATACCAGTAAATTCAGAAGCAATATCAGTAAGTTTTGATAAGGCAGCACCAGAACCTGGCACCATATTAGCCAATGCTCCTAACTGATCTCTTAAACCACCTGATGCGAGAGCAGCTATATCTCCAAGTTGACCAATCGGTAACATACTTAATAAGTTACCTTTCATAGCTGCTACAGTAGCTTGAACCTGAGCAATATTAGCCAGTACCCCGAATGGTGTTCCAATAGTACCAGCTAAACCAATCAAGCTACTTGCCTGACTTATTGCCATACTTTTAAAACTACTTAAATTAAAATCAATTCCACAAGGCATATATTCTCCTTAGTTCAACATAATCGGTAGACCTGTTATCTTATGCAATGTTGATGAATTATGAACAGATATTAAATTCGTAATCCAATTAACACCAGTCGTCCTTGTTATCATAGATATATTATCAAGTGTCATAATCCCAACACTAGTTATATCCATATTAACACCACATGATATACCAAGATTTATTGCTGCATTAAGATCAAGATTAGTAGCTGATGCAATGCCTAACGATCCAGCAGAAGTTATATTATTTCCCGATCCAAGTAAGAACATTTGAGTATCATCATTTACTGTATAAACTAATGTTCCACCAACATCAATCATTTGATCTATTCCTACATTCCACAAAGCATCTTTACCTATAAGAAGATCATCATCCATATTAATAATAGTTTTTCGATTATTAATAACTTCACGTGCTTCATTACCCTTAATCTTTGTTCTCATATCACCCCATACATTTATATGATAATCACCATATACTTCTTGTACTAAATCACCATTATATTGCATACGACAATCACCTTGAATAGTTACATTACACTCACCGGTTATTGAAACATTCTTAACACCGGCTACTATCTCATAATCACTACCAACAACTTTAACAACTCTTGTACCGTCTGATTGTATTTCTTCAAATGTTCCTGCCATATGGTATCTATGTAATCGTTCTGCACCCGGTGTATCATCCCATTCTTCAATATGACCTGATTCACCTGCTTTTACATGATTATGTGGATATTGTGAAGATAGTGCTTCTTCATGGTCATATGATGCATCATATTCAGTATCATCATCAGTTACTCCACCATAACGTGGATTAGGCTCATTCCAAGGAGTTTTCTCATACAAGTGTGACTTACCAGACTTACCAATACTTTCTTTCATTTCTGCCGCTACAGCTGTTGGTACACCTTTTTCTCTTCCTGCTCTTTTATTCGCAAGAGAAGTATGTTGTTCACCATTCTTTTCACCAACAGGTAATTTACCATCTCCGCGTGCTAAAGAATTAGTATCGGGTTTACCAGTTAATGTACCATCTTCTTCTTTTTCAAATTCAGTTAATAATGGATATCTACCCGTTGGGTCATTGAAACCTAAAGAAGGAGTTGCACCTGCTTGTGGTATACCACCAAATGTTCCTATCATTACAGGTTCTTGTTGACTTTCTCCATCACGCCAAAAACCAAACACCCATGTCCCTTCTACAGGTCCCATAGGTGTATGACCAACACCACTCATAGCCGCAGATGTAATTGATTGACATGGATAAGCCCAAGGTAAATCTTCAGTTGGTATCAATTCTTTATCATCAGTATGAGAACCAAGAACGCGAACACGACACCGACCCAACATTAAAGGGTCTATCCTATGTTCGACAACTCCCTGCCAAAATATAAGTTGTTCCATATTACCCACCCTTCTTCGTGTTACCATCATAATATATTGGTGCTTCAGGTAACGCATCTTTAACAACATCTACCATCATTGTATACTCATACTTTTGTTCATCTACCATACTAACAGAATGTTTTATTGCTACAATCATATAAAGACCAGACAAATATTTATCAACTAACTCTTCCTTATTTTTAATATTACCAGCTTTATGTTCTATTACTTTTTCTGGTGATGGTACAACTAAATCAATCATCTGACCAACTCGTAAATATGATAGACCAGGAAATTCTAAACATAATTTAATTTGACCCAATCCAAGTATTAAAGTATTTCTTCTTAATTTCCATTCCTCTACTTTATTATCATAATCATCACTCTTAGATTTTGAATACAGTCTATCATGTTTTGGATAAAACATTACGTTACTATCATAAAATGATTGCATCTTTTCACCAGGCTTTCCAATAATACCATCTGGAGCAAAACTAGTTCTATTTTGCACTTCATAGACAGTATCAGACGGACTTACAGGCATATATATATCTGTGTGAGTAATAAACGGATCAAATGCCATCATTAAATTGTATGTATGTTCTTTAATTTCCTTTTTTACAATATCGTGTGTAATTAATTTAGATGCATAATAACCCTTATTAGTATTTCTCATTGTATTATATTGATGCATCACTTCCAAACTTGTACAATGAGTTCTCCCTGCCACTAATTCACCAAGAATTTTATCTTTCTCAAAAACATGAGAAAATATAAATTTTTGTAGTTTTTCCCTATCTTTAGGTTCAACTTTCATTAAACTATCAACACTTTTAAAATATGTAACACCACTAGATTCAAAAAATAAAAAATTAGGTACACCACTTTTATTAACAGCTCTTTTAGCTAACCAATTAAGTGCTTTAAATGGTTTCCAGTTAGGTATTACAATATTTTCAAGCCCTTCAGTTTCTTCTACTACAAATTCATTATCAGAAATCAGATAATCATCTAATATTGTATTAACAATATCACTAATTTTCTTTCCACGAAAAGATTCACTAACAGATGTATTAGCATTAACCATACTTGCTTCAGATGTAAAATGTATCATATACATTTGTTGTCTATCTTTAGTAAGATAGCGATCACTTATAGATGTAACATACAGATCACCTGGTGCCACGGCAGTTTCTTCACCACCTGTTGATCTATTGGAAAACATAAGATTAAGATACTCCTCACCGAGTAAAGGAGCTTTTTGGGGAAGATTAACAGAATCATTTACCATCATATCTGCGGTAACTGCATCTTGAAACATATTTTCATACAAATTAAATACAATACACTTATCTTGTAAGGGTATTGTGGCAGACGGAGTTTGCAACTCCATCGCTTCAATATAAAGTTCTGTGGCTTCTATTTGTTTTTCTGCCATAACTAACCTATTTCAATAACATTTTAAATTCTTTGACAATCCCACCAATAAATTCTTGTCTAATAATCATCAACTGTCTTTTATTATCATTCAATTTTTCTTCATATTCAAAATTAGTAACAGCTGTAGTTCCAGGCGTTGGTACCCAAGACATTAAGTCCCTGTCAAAATATTCTTCATCTACTACATAACCTTCATCATCTTCATAATGATGTGGGTCATATGTTTTCTCTCCATATTTTTTTTCAACAAACTTTTTTAAATCATGGTATTTTAATGGCCAATCATAATATGGATTAGTTGCCTGGTGTGCATATAAAATAATCCAATGTAACTCTGAATCACCATAAAATTGATGTGCTAAATATTCTGGAGTTTCACCATCATGGATTATATGTTGTGCAAAGAATGAACGATATTTAATACCATCTAGTCTTAAACGAACTCGTTGAAGTATATTCGTTACAGTATCAATCTCAAGTCGATCCTGTGATCCTCGAACATCATAAGAAATTTTATTAAAATATTTAAAATATGCCATTAGTATCCATCCTTTACGTCTTTTTGTGTAATTTTTTTAGTTTCTGTCATTGCAAGAGTTAATCCATATGATACTGGTGTTCCATCTCTCAAAGCTGTCCAAAATCCTTCTGGTGTATAATTTGTTTGAACATTAGTACAAACACAATTATATATTTGTGGAAGCCTTTTATTGCGTACAAATACCCCACCACCATCATTCTTCATAAATTCAATTGCAAATTCATTAGGAAAAGTATAAAGACCTTGTCCCATAAACCCATCAACAAAATTTGGTCTAGAATTAAGTCGAAACATTTTAATAATTTCAGCAATTTGCATACCTTCTGTTTCATTACGAGGTGAAAATGCAAAATCAAATTGAAATTCTCTAAATCCTATTCCATTAAATAATTGTTCCTCAAAAGGATTTTGTGTAAATCTTCCTGCCATTTGTAAGCCAGCACCAACACCTCCAAACATTGCTGCTGCACCTAAAGCACCTATCACAGCATTTTTAGCTAAAAATGCACCAGCTGTCGCACCAGCTGCTAAAGCAACACTTTTGGCAAGATCAGAGATAGCTCCCCCAGTAAAATTTTTCATAATATCATCAACATTACCACCACGAATACCTTGATGTACAGCGTGTCCCACAGCACCAAGTGATTCTACTCCCCATGAAGCACCTAATCCTTCTTGTACAGAAGCAGGCATATATAAAAAACAATGTGCCAAATTTTCTGGCTCAGATTGAACTTGTTTCTTCTGGGTCTGAAACACCGTGCCCATTGTGTTTAGGCCACTTTTCATCTTCTCCCATCCCGCTTCTGCTTTACTTCTTTCTGAATTTTCAGTATCTTGTTGATTTAGCTTAGCCTTTGCTTCTAGAAGCTTCTTCAGCTCGGGATGTTCATAAGAACCAGACATTTCTTTGATACCCTTATCAGCAAACCACTTATTAGATGCACCCTTACTTGATGTATTATCTATTTGATTTTGAAGCGCGGCCTGAGCACTCTTTTCTCTTGCTGTATCTTCAAAAGAAATACCACCTTGTTTAACAGCTGTAAAATGGATACATTCATAGACTACCGGTGCATCATTGTCAGTATTGAAATTATCAATATTAAGAGGATATCTATATGTTTCAATTCCTTCAGTCTTACCTGTTTGGTTAACGGCCTGCTCAGTTAACTGATCCATTTGTGCTCTACTTCTATCAAATAGTTCTGGAACTTCAGTTTGAAAACCTCCTGAGCTTTCCATAAATGTGGCCATACTTATTCTCCTGTGTTATAAATACCTAATATAATATATTTATAAGAGTTATATGAAAAAATATCCTAGAGTTGGTCGTTATATAATACAGAATAAAGAAAAATATGTGGCGAATCTTCAAGAATGTGAGTATCGCTCTTCATGGGAATTAAAATATATGAAGTATTTAGACACTCACCCAAACGTGATTGAATGGGGTTCAGAGAATGTTATCATACCTTACTATAATCCCGCTGAAAAGAAAACCAGACGATATTTTGTAGATTTCTATGTAAAGGTCAAATCAACTACTGGTGAGTATAAAAAATATATAGTCGAAGTGAAACCTGCTGTTCAATGTAAACCACCCCGAAAACCTAAAAAACAAACACCAGGATACGTCAAAAAACTAAAATCATTCATAATGAATCAGGCTAAATGGAAGGCTGCTCGTAAATGGGCAGAAAAACGTGGTATGGAATTCATTATTTTAACTGAAAAGGAACTAGGTATTCCGTCTAAAAAATATAAAAAACTCTTATAAATATAGTTATGGAAACTATAGATGCAGGGATTCATAAAATATCAGGGAAGAGAGTAACACGAATTTACTCCTCTAAATTTTATTTCTTCAAATATATTACACATAAACCAAATGAATTTTACAATGTATTTCCATTAGTATTTTCATTAGGTAAAGTACCAAAAGCTAAAGGTAAACGTGGAAAACTAAAAGGGTCGTCTGTAGAATCAGAATTATCTGAAGGAGGGGGTGGTTCTCTTTTTCGTGGTCTAGACTTTCATTATTTACCTCCAGATATGCGAGTACCACTATTAGATGAATTAGAAAAACTTAGTCCAGACTTGCATCGTTCTCCAGTAGCATTTGCTAAGTTTTTTAGAGGTCTTTTATTTACTATGAGAAAATTTAGACCAGCAAAAATATGTTATCGACACTATATAATTAAAAATATAAGAGGTGGAAAGATACTAAGAATAAATAAAGAAGATTGGCGAGGTCTTTTAGAAAAACCAAAAGTAGAGCATTTTGTTACATCTACATTTGGAAAATACGCTTCAGAAAGAGTTTGGAAAAACTCATTAAAAGAAATGAGAAAATCAGGGAGTAATTAAATGGCATTTAACATAGGCGGAAGATGGAAAGTTGGCGGAGTAAATCTCGGGTTTAATATTCCTTTTGGAACTGGTAATACTAGTAAACTTGGTGATAGTAAAAAATTCCCTTCCCCAACTAAAACACCTAACAATAGTGTAAGTAGAATGATGGCTAATGTTAGACAAAGTAATCTATTTTCACGACCTTACTTATATAGTGTTATTATTTCTCCTCCTCCAGCATTGCTCACTAATTATAGTTCTGCTGAAATGCAAAATTTGTTTCTAAATTGTGAAACTGTAAATATGCCAGGGTTTGTAATGGCCACTAAAGAACATAAAACATATGGTTTAAAAAGAGAATATGTTTATGAAAAACTTAATAATGCATGCACTATGGGTTTTTATCTGAGCGATCAAATGTTTGAATTTAATTTCTTTAAAGATTGGTTAGATCATATAAATCCTGGAGATGTAGGTCGTCTAAGATATTATGAAGATTATGTATCAACTATAACAATATATCAATTATCGCGTATGGAAAAAGGTACCGATGAACCCGCTGATGAATGGGAACGAACATTTGGAGATGATTTAAGAGTTATGCAACAATGTAAATTAATTGATGCCTATCCTAAATCAATATCAGATTTACAACTTGGTCACGAAACAGCTGGAAGTATTCAAAAAATGACAACAGACATTATGTTTCGTAAGGCTGTCTATACAGATTTTCTCAAGAAAAGTCAAAAGGAAAGAGCGGGTGGTTTATTGTCAGATAGTTTTGGTGCTATGAATGCACTAAGAGAATTTGGTGCCACTACATTAGACAGTCCGTTCTCAAAATTAAAATTGCCAAAAATGTCAACTATAATAAAACAAGAAAGAGCCGCTCTACCAGCAACATTAACAATGGAACAATGGAAAGAGAAAATGTGGTAAATTAGAATTTTAATAACATCATTTTATATAGGAGTGAAATGAAATGGGATTACCAGTAATAACAGTACCAAAATATAAATTAACAATTCCGTCAACGAATAAAGAAGTAAGTTTTAGACCTTTTTTAGTTAAAGAAGAAAAGATTCTATTAATTGCGATGGAAAGTGATGATGAAGAACAAATGACAACCGCAATTAAAAATATTATTGGAAATTGTGTAGATAACACACTTGATATAGAAAGTATGCCAATGTTTGACATTGAGTATATATTTTTACAATTAAGAAGTAAATCAAAAGGTGAAGTTGTTGATCTATCATTTGAATGTGATAAATGTAAAAAACAAATTCCAGTACAAGTTGATTTATCAGCAGTAAAAATACAACGAACTGAAGGACATACTAACAAAATACCATTATCAGAGGATGTCGGTGTAATGATGAGTTATCCTTCAATGCAAATACAAAAGACTATTAAACAAGACCAAACAGATGTAGAAAATATTTTCAATACAATTTCTTCTTGTATTGAATCTATATGGGATAAGGACACAGTATATTCAACAAAAGATCACACGCGAGAAGAACTAGATAAATTTTTAGAATCTTTACCTGATAACTCATTTACTAAGATTCAAAAATTCTTTGATACAATTCCAGTATTAAAACATACATTTGAATTAAAATGTACGAACAAAAATGGTAAATCAAAAAAGGCTAGTATGTGTGGATGGAAAAGTGAAAAGACCCTGGAGGGTCTAGGATCTTTTTTCGTGTAAGCCTTGGTTCCGAATCGGTAACTAACTATTACCAAACCAATTTTAGTTTGATGCATCATCATAAATGGTCGGTAACTGAGGTAGAAAATTTAATTCCATGGGAACGTGAAATCTATTTATTGTTATTAATGAAATGGATAGAAGAAGAAAATGAAAGAAATAAACAACAACAAATGCAACAAGGGTAACTACTAATGGCATTATCTCCAGAAGAAAAAAAAGCTGAAGAAAAAAGACACCAAGAAGGAATGGGTTTTGAAAAAGAGAATTTAAAAGCTCTGCAAAAAATCAATGAAGCCATTAAAGAACAATCAAAAATCCTCGGTAAACCTCCTGAAAAAAATGTAGAAGAAATCAAAGAAAAAAAAGCGGCTGATCGTGCATTAATTGATGAATTAAAAGCTATGTTCAAATCTACCATTGGTGACAAAGATGGTAAAACAGGTTTCATTGCCAATATTAAGAAGATGATGTTGAAATATTCTAAAATTCTTACGACTCTTTTAGGCGTTGGTATGATTGCGTTATTTTCTCAATTAGACATGAAACAGCTGAAAGAAATGTGGAAATCTTTAAAAGGTGCCTTAAAAGCAATGTATGATGTATTAGCACCAATTGCGGTATGGCTTTGGGAATGGTCAAAAAACACTTTATTACCAGAAACAATAAAAGGTTTAATAAAATTCTGGAAAGCTATAGAAACAATGTTTGTGGATATTAAAGCCAACTTTGAGGGTTGGAGCGAAATGACCTCGACAGAAAAAATTGAGGCTGTAGGAAAATCATTTAAATCTATAGGTAAATTTTTCTCTGAAACAGGTAAAATTCTTATAGACTGGGTAGCAGGATTATTTGGAATTAAAGGTGGTATATTTGAAGACGCAAAGAAAGATGAACAGGCTCTGAAAGATAAGCAAAAAGATACTAAGGATAAAGTTGTAGAATGGTTTGGCAATGTCTTAGGTTTTGCGGTTGGAACATTAGCAATTAGTAAACTTTTTGGTAAATCCTGGGTTGCAAAAACGCTCACCGCTCCATTCAGATTGGCAATTTGGTCAATTATGTTCGCCGGAGGTGGATTAGTAAATATCATTTCAAGATCCCTAGGAATGAAATATAGAGTTGCTGGTGGTGCCTTTAGTGGTGCAGGCGGTCTCCACGGAGCCCCTGATGGTGATAGTAAGACAACGGATAAAAAACCAAAAGGTGGCCCTAAAAGAGACCCGAAAACCGGAAGATTTGTAAAACAACAAAAAGGCATCTGGAATGCCGTCAAAGGTATGTTCTTTAAAAGTAAAGGATTCCTTCTTAGAATCGGCTCAGCATTAATAATGCCATTAATGACTATGGGTCCACTTGGTTGGGGATTACTTGCGGGTCTCGCTGTCGGTGCTATAGTATATTCTTATTGGGATGAGATATCTTCAGGAGCAGATGCTGCATTCAAATATATGAAAGATGCTATGAAAGACCTTATGGGGATTTTGAAAAGTGTTATGAAGGGTGCTAAAAATATGGCAGTTGATGCACTCCGTGGAATTGGGCTGAATAGTCTTGCAGATAAATTAGCGGGTACTGTTGAAACAGAGCCACCACCTTTAAAAACTTTAGACGAATTGAAAGACGAAGAAGAAGGTGGAGCAAAACATTATAAAGACCTCGAAAAGAAAAGAGATTTTGCTGAAGGTGAGTTAGAGGCTCTGGAAAATGAGTCAATGAGATTGGCCAGATTGAAAACGGGTACTATAGGTAAATTTGGAACAGCTGGTGATGTTGGTTCAAAAATGGCAACCAAACGAGCACAAGTATCT